ATCCAGTAACTGGGCAATTCTTGAATATGCCTACAACCGGCGGTGGTTTTTTAGCTAATTTGATAAGCGGAGGTGGAGGTGCCGGGGGTGGTGGCGGCTTCGGTGGTTTAGCTAGAAATTTAGGAATCGGCGGTTTAGCCCTTGGTTTGGGTAAACTAGCTTTCAAAGATGCAGAAAGACAACAAGGTGTTCCATTGACGCCACTTACTACTATGAGCCCTACTGGTAGATACAACATAGAAGCAGAAATAGCTAGAAGAATGGGTCAGCCAGCACCAAATCCAGTCGAGTTTGGTTTGTTGCCAGCGAACACTTTTCCTGAGCTCTCTGGAGCTAAACCAGTAATGGCTTCATTAGGAGGTGCCATAGAAGAATTAGAGGGCGGTATGGCTCAAGGCATGCAAGAGGGCGGTAGTGTAGACAGAATGCGTGGTTTTGCAATGAGAGCAGAAAAGGCAAATGCCAAAATCGGAGAACTAGAAGAAACTTTTAATCCAAACAACATAAGAGATCTCATAGCAAGTAATTTGCCTTTTGATCCTACTTCTATTGAAAATTTATTGATGTCGGAAGAAAAAAAAGAATATGATGCAGCAAAGCTAGACTTTGCGGCGTCTGTATTAAGACAAGAGAGTGGGGCAGTAATTAACGATAGCGAACTTGAATTTGTAAATAGAACTTATTTTCCACAAGTAGGCGATAGTGAAGAAATATTAGAATTCAAAAAAAGAGCAAGAAATAAATTTGTAACGCAACTTAAAGATGCAACAGCTCCTAGATCAGAATCTCGAAATATGAGATCAACAACGCCTTTAAATTTTGCACCACCTTACCAGGTAGTAAGAAAAGAAGCTGAGGGCGGTGGCATAATGGCTTTTGCACAAGGCGGGGCCGTAGCTATGCAAAAAGGCGGCGAAATGGATCCTAGCAACTTTCCACCGATGGACGGCGACATCAATGGTCCAGGCACAGAACAAAGTGACGACATACCAGCAATGCTTTCGGATGGTGAGTTTGTAATGACAGCGAGAGCAGTAAGAGGCGCCGGTTCTTATGAAATGCAAACAGAGCCAGGCGGAATAATTAATTTAATACCTAGTCTAGAAGAGGATAGGGAAAGAGGCATGGACGTAATGTATAAGGTTATGGATACATTTAGTGGACAGGCCAAACCTTCGTGATATGACAATACTTATTTCTCCCCCCCAAATGTCCCCCGGGCGAGCACCGGGGGCACCATTTTTCAATCAGGAGCGTAGTTTATGAACATGCCTTTTGTAACAGCCGTTAGACAGGCAGCTACTGGTTTAGATCCTTTAACTGAACAATTATTATTTGGTTTAGGCGGCAAAGGCGGTTTTATACCAGGTGCCATGCGCGCCGCAGAGAAAACTTTTTTTGATGCTGAGGGAAAACCTGTTGTTATAGAAGAACAGGTCGCTGGCTTCTCCCCTGACCAGCTCAGAGCTCAAGAGCTTACAAGACAAGGAATAGGTCAACAACAGCGTTTTTTACAAGGCGCCGAGGCAGCTTACGGATCAGGTATTGGTGCTTTGCGAGCCGGTGTCGGACAGCTGCAAGCTGGTCTTGGTGAATCAGCAAATTTATTGCGTGGAACCACGGGTGGCTATGACCCTAGAATGACAGGAATGTTTTTCAATCCGTTTGAAGATAGAGTGGTGCAACAAACTATTAGTGACGTTATGGACCAAGCCGCACAAGCTGACATTGCGGCAAGAGCTGGTGATATTGGTAGAGGCGGTGAATCAGCGTTTGGCTCAAGGGCTCGTTTAGGCGCAATGGAGCGTCAAAGAGCATTAGGTAGGGG